ACCCCGGCCAGTACGTCGAGATCGCGATCAAGGTGCCGGAGCGCAAGTACACGGCCTGGCCCGATCACATCCGCCGCCAGTTTGAGCCCGCACGTACGGTCCGCACGGGTAAGCCCAGCATCTCGCTCCTCCTCGGGGAGCGCGGACAATGAGCCTGCGCATCGTCACCGCCGATGAACGGTTGGCCGAAGCCCGCGGCGTGAAGGCCGCTGTCTTTGGCAAGAGCGGTTCGGGCAAGACCAGCCTGCTGTTCACCTTGCCCGAGAAGAAGACGTTGTTCGCCGATCTCGAGGCGGGCGACCTCGCCGTCCAAGACTGGTCCGGACCGACGCTCCGGCTGAGGACCTGGCAGGAATGCCGCGACTTCGCGGTGTTCATCGGCGGGCCCAACCCGGCTCTGCGCGACGACCAACCCTACTCGGCGGCCCACCATGCCGCGGTCGTTGCCGAGTATGGACCGTCCTTGTCGCTCGATGCGTTCGAGACGATCTTCATCGACAGCATCACGGTGGCTGGCCGGCTCTGCTTCCAATGGGGTCGCGGACAGCCTGAGGCCTTTGCGGACCGGACCGGCAAGGCCGACATCCGCGGTGCCTACGGTCTGCACGGCCGCGAGATGATCGCGTGGCTGACGCATCTGCAGCACACGCGGGCGCGGAACGTGATCTTCGTCGGAATCCTCGACGAAAAGCTCGACGATTTTAACCGGCGCGTGTTCAGCCCGCAGATCGAGGGCAGCAAGACGGGTCTCGAACTGCCCGGCATCGTCGACCAGGTCATCACCCTGGCCGAGATCAAGGGCCAGGACGGCAGCCTGTCGCGCGGCTTCGTCTGCCAGACACTCAATCCCTGGGGTTTTCCTGCCAAGGACCGCAGCGGTCGCCTCGACATGCTGGAAGAGCCCCACCTCGGCCGCCTGTTCGAGAAGATCCGCGGCCCCCTGCGCCCACCCTCCGAGCGCCTTTCCTACGCCTTGCCGGCCGCTACGGCCGCCGAGGCCCCGTCGTCCACCACCGTCAACACGAGGAGCTGATCCCATGGCACCGTCCTGGAACGACTACAACGACGCCCAGCAGAACGCCGCGCTGATTCCCAAGGGAACGCTGGCCAAGGTCCGCCTGACCATCCGGCCCGGCGGCTTCGACGATCCCAGCCAGGGCTGGGCGGGCGGCTATGCGACCCGTGGGGCGAGCGGCGCCGTCTATATCAACGGCGAGTTCACCGTCCTCGAAGGCCCGTACGCCCGGCGCAAGATCTTCACCCTGATCGGCCTGTACAGCCCGAAGGGGCCGGACTGGGCCAACATGGGCCGCAGCTTCGTGCGCGGCATGCTGAACTCCGCGCGGGGGATTTCCGACAAAGACATGTCGCCCCAGGCGCAGGCGGCGCGCCGCATCGCAGGCTTCGCCGACCTCGACGGGATCGAGTTCGTGGCCCGCATCGATGTCGGCACCGACGCCAATGGCGAGGCCAAGAACGAGGTCCGCTCGGCGGTGACGCCGGACCACAAAGGCTACGCGACCGTCGCCGGCAACCAGCCTGCCGCCATGCCGGCCTACGCCCCGCCGTCCGTCCCTCCTGCCGTGTCGGCACCGCCGGCCACCCCGGGCGGCACGGTGCGCCCGACCTGGGCTCGCTGAGGCACGGGCGCCATGCTGCTTCGTCCCCGCCAGAAGACCTTTGTCGAGCGCAGCCTTCATGCGCTCGACGAGCATGGAAACACGCTCGGTGTGGCGCCAACAGGTGCTGGAAAAACTATCCTGTTCTCCGCCGTGGCGGGGCAGGTCGTCGGCGCGAGCGGGGCGAAGGCCGCCGTCCTCGCTCATCGCGACGAGCTGACGGCCCAGAACCGGGACAAGTTCGGTCGCGTCAATCCAAGTATCGGCACCTCTGTCGTCGATGCCACGACCAAGTCCTGGGCCGGGCAGGTGACCTTCGCCATGGTGCCGACGCTCACCCGGCCGGCGAACCTGCAGGCCATGCCGGCCCTCGACCTGGTGGTGATCGACGAGGCACATCACGCCATCGCCGACAGTTATAGGCGGGTCATCGACCGAGCCCTGCAGCTGAACCCGGCGTGCCGGATCTATGGTGTCACCGCCACGCCCAACCGGGGTGACAAGCGCGGGCTGCGGGCGGTGTTCTCCAACGTCGCCGACCAGATCCGGCTGGGCGAGCTGATCCAGGCCGGGAACCTGGTGCCGCCGCGCACCTTCGTGATCGACGTCGGCGTGCGCGAGGAGCTGTCCCGGGTAAAGAAGGTGGGCGACGACTTCGACATGGCCGAAGTCGGCCGCATCATGAACCAGCGGCCGGTCACCGAGGCCGTCGTCGCCCATTGGCGCGAGAAGGCTCCGGATCGGCAGACCGTCGTGTTCTGCTCCACCGTGGCGCACGCCGAAGCCGTCGCGGCGGCGTTCAATGCCTCCGGCATCGACACTGTCCTGGTCACCGGTGAGATGCCCGACGCCGAGCGCCGGGGCGTGCTGGCGGCCTACGCATCGGGCAAGGCGAGGGTGATCGTCAACGTCGCGGTACTGACCGAGGGCTGGGACCATCCGCCGACCAGCTGTGTCGTGCTGCTCCGACCGAGCTCCTTCAAGTGCACCATGATCCAGATGGTCGGCCGGGGCCTGCGCACGGTGAACCCGCAGGAACATCCTGGCGTGGTCAAGTCCGACTGCATCGTGCTCGACTTCGGCACCTCGTCTCTGCTGCACGGCTGCCTGGAGCAGGACATCGATCTCGACGGGTATCAGGGACAGGGGGAAGCGCCCACCAAGATCTGCCCGTCGTGCGAAGCCGAGGTGCCGCTTGCGGTGATGGTCTGTCCGCTTTGTGGGCACACCTTCGAATCGGGCGGCGGCGGCGGGCCTGAGCCGATCGACACCTTCATCATGACCGAGATCGACCTCTTGAGCCGGTCGAGCTTCCAGTGGTGCGATCTCTTCGGCGATGACGGGGCGCTGATGGCCAATGGCTTCAACGCCTGGGGTGGCGTGTTCTTCCTGGAGGGGCGCTGGCATGCCGTCGGTGGCGCCAAACAGCTTCCTCCCAGGCTCATCGCGATGGGCGAGCGCACGGTTTGCCTGGCGGCGGCCGACGACTGGCTCAACGAGAACGAGACGGACGAGTCGGCGCACAAGTCCAGGGGGTGGCTAAAAGAGTCCGCCACGAACCGGCAGCTTGCCTACCTGCCGCCCGAGTGCCGGCTCGACTACAGCCTGACGCGCTACAAGGCCTCCGCGCTGCTGACCTTCCGCTTCAACCGCGGCGCCATCCGCTCGCTGGTACTCAACGCAACGGCGTCCAGCCTGGAACAGGCGGCATGACCGGCCATGCGCAATCCCGTCGCACCCTGCGCCGTCTGCGCGCGCTCCTCCCGAGGCTTCGGCTGGTTCGATCCGACCCGCCAGAAGCCATCCCGGCCCAGCGTGGCCTTCTGCAGCATGTCTTGCCAGGCGTTGTGGACCGGCCTGGCCCGGAGGTCTTTCGACATGGTTGATCTGACCGAGCAGGAACAGGCAGCCATCCGTGCCGCCATGAGGCCCGTGGCCGAGATCATGGAGGAGATCGGCTGGGACACCCGCCTGATCGACCTCACCGAGTCCCAGGTGCTGACGCTGATCGAGGTCGCTGTCGGCGGCTTCCAGGACGCCATGCACGCCACTGCTCGTAACAGCCCAGAGGTGCCCTTCTGATGCTGGACTTCAACAGCCGCGCCCAGACGGCGGACCACGTCAACGGCGCGATCGACACCGCCCTGGTCGCGCAGGATGCCGACCGGACACCGCGACCCTATCTCGGCGGCTCGCGCCTCGGCCATCCCTGCGAGCGCGCCCTGCAGTTCGAGTTCACCGCCACCCCGAAGGACGAGGGAGCGGGGTTCGACGGCCGCATCCTGCGCATCTTCGCCATGGGCCACGCGCTGGAGGACCTCGCGGTCGACTGGCTGCTCCGCGCGGGCTTCGACCTGCAGACGCGCAGGGGCGGCGACAAGGCCGGCCAACAGTTCGGCTTCTCGGTCGCCGGCGGGCGCATCCGCGGGCATGTCGACGGGGTGATCCTGGGCGGACCGCCGATCCCGCAGCTGGGATTCCCGGCGCTTTGGGAATGCAAGACCATGAACGCCAAGTCCTGGCGGGCGACGGCGAGCAAGGGCGTGGTGGCGTCCAAGCCGATCTATGCCGCCCAGATGGTGATCTACCAAGCCTACATGGATGCATCACTCCCGGGCGTCGCGGGCAATCCGGTGTTGTTCACGGCCATCAACAAGGACACCGCCGAGCTGCATCACGAACTGGTGCCGTTCGACGCCGCGCTGGCGCAGCGCATGAGCGACCGGTCGGTGCGTATCCTGCAGGCCACCGACGCCGGCGACCTGCTCCCTCGGATCGCGACCAGCCCGGACTTCCACGAGTGCCGCTTCTGCCCCTGGGCGCAGCGCTGCTGGGGGCTGCCGGCATGAACGACGATAACGTCATCCACTTCAATCCGTGGCGTGATTTCAACGACGCGGCGCCCCCTCTCGAACCGGAAATCGATCCCGACCCGGAGCAGATCGCGATCTTTCTCGATCTGGTATTCGGCTATTGCGACGGTTGGGTGCCGCTGCGCGGGTTCGTCGACAAGGGGCAGGGCATCGACGGTCGCCCGCACAATGTCTGGGTCGAGGCCGATAGCGCGATGCTCGAGAAGGCCATCGCCTTCGCCGGATGGGCGGCCCGGGAGGGCGCAGCGGTCTACGTGGTGCCCGGCACCGTGGCCGAGAGCGGCAAGGCCCGATCGGCCGACGTGCGGCAGATGCAGACCGTGATGGTCGATCTCGATGCCGGCGACATCGCGGCCAAGCTCGATCACCTGATACAATACCTGGGTGAGCCGACGCTGATCGTCGAGAGCGGCGGGCGCACGCCGGACGGGCTCGACAAGCTCCATGTCTGGTGGCGGCTGAGCGAGCCGGCCGAGGGCGAGGACCTCGCACTGCTGTGCCGCCTGCGCGGCGACATCGCGGTCAAGGCCGGCGGCGATACCCACTTCCGCTCGGCGCACCAGCCGATCCGGATGGCGGGCTCCGTCTACCACAAGAACGGGTTTCGTCGGCTGGTCACGATCCGCCGCCACGATCCCGGCATCGAGGTACATCTGCAGGACTTCGCGGAGCGGGTCGACGCCATGCCGCCGCTGACCGGCGTCGGATCCGAGCCCGGCCCATCGACCACAAAGCCGTCCATCGAGGCGGTGCTCACGACGCCGGCGCATGAGGGCGGCGAGGATGCGTGGACCCGGTTCCAGGGCGCGAGTGCTGCCATCGGCCACTTCATCCGCCTGGTCCACGACGGTCGCATGACCGGCGATGAAGGCTGGGAAGCCATCTGCCAGTACAACGCAGCGATGCTGCGGCCCGAGTGGCCGCTGGAACGGCTGAAGGCAGAGGCGGACCGTCTCTGGCGTCTGCACGAAGAGCGCCACGGGCCCGCCCTGGAGCGCCTCCAACGGCAGGTTCCGGCGACCCTGCCGACTTACTCGCTGGGCGCATTGCTTGATGACCCCAGCCCCATGCCGGACGATCTCATCGCGCCACGGCTGCTGACCCCCGGCGGCATGCTCGTGCTGGGAGGCGCGCCGAAGGTCGGCAAGAGCGACTTCCTGATCAACCTGCTGGCCCATGCCGCGGCAGGCATTCCGTTCCTGCGGTTCACGCCGCTACGGCCACTGCGCGTGTTCTACCTGCAAGCCGAGATCCAGTACCACTATCTGCGCGAGCGCCTGCGTAATCTCCGCATTGACCCGGAAGTCCTCGTCCGCGCCCGCGACACGCTGGTCGCCACGCCCAAGCTT